GACGAACGAAATGCGCTTGCAGCCCGACTAGGTCGCACCAGCCCTCGAGGTTGGGCCCGAGGATGAAGCGGCGAGCCTCTCGGCGCTGGCGTCGGTTGGTCAGCGTCAGACAGTCGTGAATGGCGCGGGCAATCACCGCTACCACCAGCCGGGACTCCGCGCAGCTCACTTCGGTGTGGCGGTTCAGCACGCGCTCGATGGGTTGCAGGCCGACCAGCGGTTTCGGTGGACACCAGCGCTCGACCCACTCGGTACGGGTGCTGGGCTTGCGGGGCAGGCTGGATTTGCGCTGTTGGATAGCTGTGCTCATTAGGCACCTCCGGTCTGAAAACTTGCCTTGAAATAGAGCAACCATTGCTCTATACTTGATGCAATGCCGATCCTGCAACGCTTCTCAGCGTCACGCGTGTTGCTGTATGCCGATGACCATTTGCTGCCCCACGTCCACATCAAATTGCGAGATGGACGCGAATGCACCGTGGACATAGACTCTCTGGAAATCCAGGGCCGAATTGCGGCGCGTGAGATACGGGAAGAACTGAACTGGATCGAATCGAGTCGAGCATTTCTGCTCGACGAATGGCGGAGGTACAACCCATGACCGAATACTTTTTCCCGAAGCTGCAATCTGTAGAGGCGCTCGCGCCTTACCGCCTGCGCACGACCTGGAGCACCGGCGAAGTGCTGGAGGTCGACGTGGGAGATGTGCTGCGCAAAATCTCGGCTCTCGCACCTATCCTTGAGCCAGAAGTTTTCGCACGGGTATGCATCGGCGAATGGGGCAACGGCATCGAGTGGCTGGATGCCGAGTTCGGCGAAGACAACGTCTACGCTTGGGCCAAGGAACAGGCTGGCGAGGTCAGTCACGAGATGTTCGGCGAGTGGATGCACCGCAACGATTTGTCGCTTTCCACGGCAGCCGAAGCCTTGGGGCTTAGCCGACGGATGGTCAGCTACTACCGCACCGCGCACAAAGCCATCCCGCGCGCCATCTGGTTCGCCTGCCTGGGCTGGGAAGCCACACGGCCGAAGGCGCGAGCCATTCCGCGCGGCTTGCCCACAGCTCGCGAGTACGCTGCTGCCCATGCTTGATTGCTGAGTGGCTGTGTTCATAACGCACCTCCCCAGCACCGCTGTGCATAGCTGCAAAACTTGCACTCGAAATGGCTGGCCTGGGCAAAGCCGCGCGGCAGCAACTCACCGGCCTCTGTGGCCGTGATCACCTTCACCGCTCGGTCTGACATCCGCTGGGCGAGCGCTGCATCGAAGGGCACCAGTTCGAACCAGAGTTCCTGCGTGTCCTTGTTGATCGCGATAAGCAGCGCCGGGTGGTCACTGATGCCTTTGACCGTACCTTCCATATAGGCTTGGTAGGTCGCCATCTGCGCAGCGTAGACCGGTCTCGTGATCGCCACGCCGGATTTGACGCAGGCCTTCCAATGCTTGTCAGCCATGGTCTTGCACTCGAACAGCATCGGAAACGCCAGACCCAGCTCGGGTGGTGCGGCCGTGATGATGCCATCGACGTGGCCCTTGATCCGCCCGCCCGCGACCGAGAAACCAAACTGGCCTCCATCAGGCTTCTGGTTGTGCAGCTCGAAGCCGGCCATGCGCAACCAACGCACAGCCAAGTCCTCGAGCACATGACCGACCTCGAACACGCGCAGGATGCGACCGGAGAAACCCCTTGCGGGGTCCACCGGTGCGCCGGCGTATTCGTATTGCAAGGCACGCTCGCAGGAAACACCCAGACGCGAGGCGCCGAGATAGGCGCGCGGGGTTTGTCCGGCACGTTCAGCATCGAGCGCCACATCGATGAAGCCGGTGACGCGCTCGCAGAAGGTGGAAGAAGAATTGAAGTCCAGCATCACACCCTCCTGTCCGATTTACCGACAGACGGCACTGCCGAGGTTTCCCACGGCAAGTCGTCCGCCATATCCGCAAACGGATGGGCCGGATCAAAGGTGGCCGCAGGCGCCGTCGCAAGCGCTGCTACCGGCTTGGTCGGCTGCGTCTGGTAAGGCGCAAGCCCACGCACCGGCGGATATGCCGCCTGCTCGTGGTGCGCCGCCATCGCTTGCGTCCAGCCGGTGACGATGGCCTCAATCACCGCCAAGGCCTCGGCCTCGCTGTAGTGGCCCAACGGCTTATCAAAGCCAATCGCCCCGGCGGTCTCGCCAAAGAGCTTCAGGCACGAGCGCATCGCAGCGCGCTCGAATTCAGTGGGATCAACCATGAGCACGTCCCCCTGCTTGGGGTCGGTCTTGAGCCACTGCCCGTAGAGCGCGTGAAACGCGTCCTGACAGCGACGGCTGCAAAACACCCAGTCGAGGGGATAACGCATGGATTCGCCCACCTTGAAGCGGTTGTCGCTGTGGCCCAGGCCACGGGCTTTGCGCTTGCAAGCCCAACATTGACCAGCCATTCATCGCTCCCATCCCTCACTGCGCCCAAGCGGGCTTGCCGCTGGGAACAGATTGAGCAGGACGCACAGCAGCAGCCGCTGGCGTGTAGACAGGCGTAGCCACGGTCGCCGGTGCGCCGGAAGCACCGGAGTTACCACCGCCCGGATTCGCCTTGGGCGCCACCCCCATCAGCGGCGCATAGTCCTTGTGATCGGGCTCGATCACCGCCTTGATGGTGTTCTTGTCCTCACCCCGGCCATCCTTCTCGATGTCAATGCGCACCGCGAATTCCAGACCCTCCAAATCACCGAACCCAGCAATTCGACGCGCGTTTTGCGCCACCGCACTGTTGTCGTCGGGGTGGATGTTGTGGGCAGAGTTGAGTGCAGCGCGCACAAACGTGCGGCCCATTTGCTGCCAGGTCGGGCCTTTGGCGCTGTACAGGCCGATGTTCCACCAGACCTTGCGTTTGGCAAACGGGCCGTCCATCACCACGCCCTCGCAGGCGAGATAGACCGCACCGGTCTCGAACGACTGGGTGGCCCAGCCGCCGCTCCAGCCCTGCGCGGCGTCGTCGTGCCCGCCGGGCTTGATGCTCACGCGCATCCGGGCCGGCGTGCCCCTGGGGATCAGATCGAACGATTGCTGCTGCTCGGCTGTGTTGAAGTCAAAGAATGACATGTGATTTACTCCTGAATGGGGGTGGGCAATGTGGTGGTAAGGGCGGGGCTGCTGGCGTGGCGGCTAGCGTGGCTGGCGGGGGATGCGCTCTGTGCCTGAATGCACTTGGCGATCAACTGACCCAGATGCGGTGGCTCGACGAGTTCGAGACGACCGCTGCGATCCTTGGCCGGCAGTCCCCAGGGGTTGAGGGTGTGGCAGACGAAGGCGCGGTAGGCTTCGCCCTCATCGGTCTTGAGCTCGGCCAGCGTGATGACCTCATCGACGATTCCCGGCAACTGCAAACCGGTCTTGGCCCCGTCGATCTGTGCTGCAAACACCTTCCTGCCGAAATCGTCAGTGACTTCATCAAGAATGGCGACGAACACCACGTGCTTGCCCCGGGCGTGCTGCAGGTGGGTCAAGGCACCTATCATTTCCTATCCCAGCACGCCATAAGCGCCTCTAGGATCGGCTTTGCCGGTGCGCTCGGAGAAGGCCTGCGGCTGGGTTTTGGCCCAAGTCAGGCACAGCCGAGAGAGCACCGTGATGCTGTCTACGAAGTAGGTGTCGTACTTCTCGAGTTGGCCCGGGCTGCCGAACTGCTGGCAGACGTGATCAAAGTGCGCCTGCGAGAACGGCGCATCGACGGGCAGTGCCAGGTTGGGGCCGGCCAGAAAGACAACGAGGTCGCGGAACTCGGGCCAGGTTTTAGGGCGCACGCAGTCGCCACGCCAATCCTTGACTGCAAGGTCGCCCGCTTCCAGATCGACAAACAGCGTGGATGCTTCAGGCAGGGTCTTGAGTTGGGTGATCTTGCCGATTCCGCTTTTACCCAAGAGGACGAGTTTGACGCCGTGGCGCTCAGTCATGCGCTGATCGGCCGAGATGATTGGAAATGCCATCACACCACCTCCGTCATCGTCATCTCAATCGCACCGAGCACGGCCAGCAGACAACACTCACCCGTCGCCCCGGCGGCCAAGGCCAGGTCACGTAACTCCTTCAAGGCCCGGTGACGCCGCGTGTCGGCGTTGATCTGGGTCGCCAGCAGACCCAGGTGCGCCTCCACATCGGCCAACGTTGCGGTGGCCAGCGGCTTGTAGATCACCGCGTCCTCGTCATCGGGCAATCCGGGATGGCCGGCCGTGGGGATGCTGATAGCCGGCGGCAACTGGATTGCCAGGGATTGCGGCACACCCGGCAGCTGCATCTGACTGACCAGGTCGCGGCCCTGGGTGTTCTTTTTGAGTTCGTGCCGGGCAATGTCGGTCAAGGCATCCTCGGCTAAGCGCGTGCCGATGGCATGAATGTCGCCGGGGTGGGTGGTGCAGACCAGACGAGCGATGTCGCGCGGTTTGGCGTGGCCAGTGACGGCAAAGGCGTGAGCGATCTCGGTACGTACAGCCTCACGCAGGGAAACAAGAACAGGATTACGCATGATGTTGACTCCAGAGTTGATTGAGTTGGTTGATGAAGGGCACGGCCTGCCCGAGCCACGCGCTGACGTTGCGGCGCTGGTAGGCAGGAATCGATGCGAGGGCTTGGTCAGCCGGGAAAGGCACGGTGGCCAAGAGCTCCAAACCCTCGCGCAGACGCATCCAGCGCTCCATGCGCAAGTCGTCGGCCGGGTTGCCGGGCGCGCCGTAGAAGCGGCCATCGGTTGCTGCCACCAACAGACCGGGCGGGCCAGCACTGGCGATACGTTTGGCCTCGCCGGGAGTCGGCAGTGGCGTGCTGGCCGCTTTGATCGCATCGACGACGGCGCACTGCTCGATGCCGGAGAGCTTCTGATCGGCGGCGACCTGATCGAAGATGCGCACGGCCGACGGGCCGCAAACTCCGGCGCTTTTGATGCGATCTCTCACCTCGCTGGCAATGGCGCGGATCTCTCCAGGGCTCTTGGTGAGGATGTCGCGCTGGGTGTCGGCAGGCAGGCGGGAGAGGTCGGCGGCGGTGGAGACCGCGACCGCGCCTTGGTCGACGGCCGTGATCAGCTCGGCAATACCCTGTGCGACGACCTCCCGGGCGCGCTCGACACTGCGCTTGCCGACATTGAGCTGTGCTGCGGCGTCCCCGCAGGTCAACCTGGACCCGCCAATTGGCGAATGCTGGTTGGCACCCTGCGGCAGGTTCGCCAGCCGCGCCGCCACCATCGCCCGCTGGCTCTCGCTCAGATGCCGGCGGTGCAGGTTGAGTGAGACCACCAGAGCAAAGGGATCGCCCTCGTCGGCACTGACCTCACGCACCAAGGGCTCGATGCCGATCTGCGCACAAGCCCGCAGCCGGTGACGGCCATCAATGACTTGGCCGTCGAAGAGCAGGATGGGCTCGCGCTGGCCATGGGCGACGATGTCGGCCACCAGTGCCGCAAAAGCCGCATCACTCATTACGGGGAAGATTTCTGCGGCAGGATGCAAGCGGTAAATGGGATAAATGGGGTAAGGACGGATCGCGCTCATCACTGGCCCTCCCCGGCGCGGCGCAGCGTGAACTTCGGCTTGCCCGGCGTGACGCTGCGCGCTGCCTCGAATGGCTGACGCAAGGTTTCTGGCCAGGCCTTGAACTTGGCCTCGGACACCGCGTACTTCAGGTCGATATACTGGCCGGGCTTGTCGCCGCTGGCGGCAATGCGCTCGAAGATCGTGGCCAGTTGCTTTTGATCCCACTTGACGGTTTTATCGATCTCAACAGTGACGTCGAACTCGCCGTCGAAGATGTGGGTGGTGCCGGTGTCCTTGCCCTCAGTCAATAGCTGGGCCTTGGCATGCTCGGCGTAGCGTGCGGTCAAGGCCTTGGCCACTTCGCCCTGGGCGGTCTTGATGCGACCTGCAATAGCGTCGAGGATGTCGATCAGCTCATGGATGCCGCCGGGAGCGACGCTCGCCAGTCGATCCTGGGTGATGCTCTCCAGTTGGAGAACGGTGTTGCCGAGGTCGAGGACTTCGGCAATCGGGTGGTGGGTGGCCGGTAGGCCGGGGGAATGGGTTTGCATTTCGCAACTCCTTCGTTGTTGAGGAGTTGCCTATTCTTCGCACGTCTTGGCAGACGTTTAGCCCATGGTTTAGCAGATGATTTGGCAAAGATGCCTACGCCCGACGCAGCCGATACTTCCCTCGCGTGACGGTTTCAATGAACAATTCGCGGCGCTCCTTGCCGCCCATGGCCTTGTCTATCGTCGGCGACACCGAACCAGAACGCCCCTTGACCTCAGATGTCCATTCAAGGGGAAAGCCGTCGCGCGCTTTCCAGCAAATCTCGATAATCTTGGCTTGGATATCCTTGAAGGTTACGGGCGCCTCCAGATGCCTGAGCATCAGTCGTCCATTCTTGGCATCGAACCATTCTTCGGGTTCGTCGGCAGGATCAGCAGGCAGGCCCACCAGTACCCTATCCAGCATCTCCCGATCAAGCCGCTCGACACCGTTTTCCGATACGAGAAGGTCGGCCACCCTGCGCACTTGGTGAGCATTGGGCAGTGACCACTTGGGGTCGGTCAGCGCCAGTACCACGCCACCGGTACCCAAGGCCGGATCGGACAGCGCCTGCGCGATGGGTTCCTGTCCCGCACGCCGGAGCAACCGCCCGAGGAACACCGGCGCGAAAGCGTGACCGCCGCCCACCCGGATGTCGCCCAGGTACCAGAGATGATCGGGCAGCAAGCAGCGACGGCGTGATTGGAAGCGCGGCTCGATGTCCAGCAGCACAGCGAGGTGATCGAAGAAGCCCCCCGGCTGAAAGCGATAACGGGTGATGTCAGTCAGGGGTCTCGTTTGGATGAAGCGAGGCCGGTGCGGGTGTGGATGGCGGTAGACGCCAGCCGCCTCGTCGATTTCGACTTCGACTTCTTCCTTGACATCGTCCCACACCTCGACATCGACGTGGCTGAGATAGCCAATGGGCGCAATCCACCCTCGGTCCAGCAGTGGCTGGCGCAGATCGCCCAAGGTGCTGCCGATCAGCGTGCTGTCCAGTGCGCCCATCTGCTCCAGGCGTTGCAGCGTATTGACGAGCATCGGCCGCATACTCAGAACTCGGTGACGATGTTCCAGCGCTTCAAAAGCCGCATCACCAGCTGACGTTCTTCCTCGGTCTTACCGTTGTCGTTGAGGCCATTGGGTGCGGTGATCTGCACGATGACGCTGTGGGCGCGGCGGTCTTTCTGCTTGGCCATGCGCAGTACCAGCTTTACCTGGCATAGGGTCCACTGCGTCAGATCATCCAGACCATAGTCCTCATAAGCAACGGTATAGACATTGCGTGTTGATTTCCATGCAAAGTTGACCCCCCTTTTTCATCGGAAGTTGACCCCACCAATGGCAGTTTAAAGCCCTGCTCAAGAGGCTGTGGATAACTTTAAGTCTGCTGAAGGTTCTGGTGAGATT